CGCGTGCCGGACGAGCCGTTGGCGGTCGAGTTGGCCGCGGCCGGGGCGCCTCCCGTGGCCGCCGTGGGGACGGTGACGGTGACCGGGCTCGCCGCGGACATGTCAGTGCGGTCAACCCAGGCCTCCTCGCGAGCGCCGCCAGCGCCGCCGCCGCCGCCGCCGCGTGAACCGCCGGATGACCCACCTCCGCCCGGGCCGCCGCCGCCCGTGCAGACCACGTGGAACAGCTTGCCGCCCGCAACGTCCGCATCGAGGGTGAACGTGCCGCTGGCGGTGAACGTCTTCGTGAAGAGCAGCGTGAACGCGCTCGCGGCACCCGTCGCACCGGTAGCGCCCGTGGCCCCCGTTGGCCCCGTGGGCCCGGTCGCTCCCGTGGCACCCGTCGGACCCGTTGGCCCCGTCGGTCCAGTGGGACCCGTTGCACCGGTAGGCCCCGTGGCGCCGGTAGGCCCCGTCGTCGGCGCCAGCGTGTACCAGCCGGCGTCGGTGAGCTCGAATCGGTAGCAGGCGACGGCGGCCGTGAACGTGAGCGTGGTGGCGCCGTTGACGGTGCCATTCACGGCCTCGAAGGAGACGGCGCCCGCCGCCGTCTCGACCACCACGACGACGCGATGGGCGGGGTCGCGCGCTCGGGCCGCGATGGGCTCGGGCAGGGTCACGCGCGCGCCCGAGCTCGGCGGCGCGAGCCGGACGACCTCGCCGTAGCTCGCCCGGTAGTCGCCGATCTGCAGCACGCTCTGGGCGAGCGGGGCCAATGCCGTATCGAGGTCGCTCCGGATCTCGAGCTGGATCTCGTTCAGCTGGCGGCGCACCTCGTCCGGGCCCGCGCCCTCGCGGATCGTGCGCGGGCGAAAGCGACGCGGCACCGGTCAATCCCCCCAGCGCGAGTGGCCGCGGGTGCCGAAGCGGTTGCGACGCACGCGGCGCACGGGCTCGGCGAGATTCATGTTCTGAATCGAGCGCTTGATCTCGGCCCAGACCTCCGCCTGCACCTCCGTCGCTTCCTTCAGCGTGTTCTGCGCGTCGTCGTCCTTCTCGGCGACGCGGCGCACGACCGTCTGAATCAGCCACTCGAACCAGAGGTCGTGGCCGTAGAAGACATTGCTCGTGTTCGTGATGTCGACCCAGACGGGCAGGTACCAGAGCCGATAGGGCAGCCCGCCCGTGGCGAGCGGGAAGAGCGCGATCTTGCCCGTCGTGATGCTGGCGCCGCTCTCGCTCGGGAGCGTGAGCGGGATCCAGTGCGTCGGGCGGTTTTCGAGCGCGCCCACGGCCTGAAAATCCCGCCGCTGCTCGAAGCTCATCGTCGCGAGCGAGACCCAGCGCGTGCTCACGAGCACGTCGACGCCGTAGACGCCGACGGCGCCATCGGGCCAATCGACGACCAGATACTGCTCGTTAGTGACGGGCGCGCTCGTCGGCAGGTTCGCCGTCGAGGTCGCCGTCGTGAGCCCGGGCATGCCGGCGTTGGCGACCTTCGTGCGCAGCCGCCGCCAAGCGAGATTGATCCACTTGATGAGCGTCGCGTCGGGGTGCCGATCGGTGAGGCCCTCGATGTCGGCCGCCTCGCGCACGTCGGCGATGAGGGTGGCGAGCGTGCGACTGTTGGCCATTGCTGTCTCGGGGTCTCGCGCGCTGTCCGGGTTTCAGGGCGCGGGCGAGGGACAGCAACGACCTCGCCCGCGCGCCGAAGGGGCGCGCTCAGTCCGGCGCGAGGTTGTGGACGTCGGCCCGCTCGATGAACACCTCGATGTCGTGGTAGACGTTGTCGGTGGTGTTGTAGCCGGCGGTGATGGTGACGTTGTTCGTCGCCATCGCGAAGGCGACGCTCGGCGGCGGCAGGATGAAGACGCCGATGTCGATGTTGTTCGTGCCCGTCGGATCGGTCAGCGCCTCGGTGCCGTTCTGCGTCGCGATGTTGACGGTGAACGTGGTCGAGGTCGCGGCCCGCACCTGCACCACGCGGGTGTCGCCGATGGTGCCGGCGTCCTCCGAGAAGTGCGCGCTCTCGACGCGCATGCTGGTGGTCGTGTCGCGGCTGATGGGCACCGTGAGCGTGGCCACGCCCGAGGAGAAGTTGCCGAGACTGAGCCCGCTGTCGACGTCGGCGCCGTTGGTCACGGTCGCGCCCGAGGTCGTCCCGTGGTACTTCACCGAGCCGTACTTGACGACGGTGCCGTTGATCTGGCCTACGGCGCGGATGAGGCGCGCGGTGCCGAGCAGCTTCGGCGTCGTGCCGTCGTTGCCGTAGACGACCTGCTCCCACTCCTGCGTCCAGGAGTCGGTGCCGTTCACCGCCGTGCTCTTCACCCGGATCGTGCGGTAGCTCTTCGCGGGCGAGAGCAAGCCCTGCGCCGTCAGATCGATGACCGCGCTCGCCGCCGTGTTGTCGGTGGTCTTGGCGCGCGCGATGAACTGCGGCTTGCGCGCGAGCATCGCGACGGCCGCGAGGTTGCCCTTCATCGCCGCGGACTGCACGTTCCAGTTGTCGAGGTCGAGGACGCTCGCGTCGAAGCCCTCGGCGTTGAGGTAAAGTACGCTCAGGCTCATCTCAGTACCCTTCCGGCGGTAGTGACCCGCCCGCGCTGCTAGTGCTCGATCCGGGCGCGCTCGCCGCGCTGCCCGTCACGCTCTTGATGAGGTCGATGAGAGCCCGCTGCTGGTCGGGCTCGGTGAAGCCGAGCTGCTCGGCCAAGTGGCGCTGCTCGGGGTCGATGTCGGAAGCCATGTCGTCGCCCGCGGCCTCGTCGCCCGGCTCGCCCATGTCGTCGTCGCTCGCATCGTCGCTCGCGAAGTCGTCCTCGGCGTCATCCTCGGCGAAGGCGTCTGGCTCGTCGCCGTCGGGCTCGTCCGCAGGGCGGCGCGCGGGCCGCTTGCTCTTGTCGGCACTCTTGTCGGCATCGTCGAGCAGGAGCGCGAAGGCTTTGGGTTTCTTGCCCTTCATGCTCACCCTGCCACGGCAAACATCAGCTTGATGGTGCCGTCGACGGGGTTCTCGGTCGTCCCGTCGTTGTCGTCGACGCAGCGCACGCTGGCGGTGCCTGCCGATAGGCTCACGGTCTTGGTGAGCAGCTGGTGGCGGCTCGTCGCGCTCGCGTTGTCGGTGTCCTCGTTGCCAATGAACGGGAAGAGCTGCGCGAAGTACTTGGGGAACGTGAGGGCCGCGACGCCCGCCGTGAAGTTACCGAGGGCCCAGCCCTTCGGCTGCTTCACGGCCGTGACGGTGCCGCTCGCGACCGTGTACTCGAGGTAGATGAACGTGAAGTCGGCGAGCCCGTCGGCGACGTGGACGGGCTGCGCGCTCGGCGGGATCGGCATGCTGGCTCCTCGGTTCCGAGTCGACCCTGGGTTAGAGCGCGACCGGGAACGGCGCGCGGCCGGTGTGCGAGATCATGGCGTCCTTCTTGAGCTTGAAGCTCGCGTTGGTCGTCCAGCGCATCTCGTAGTCGTCCTCGGTGGTCTTGCGCAGGATGTCGGTGCCGTCCTCGTCGATGAGGTGCGGGAAGCCGTCCCAGTGCACGATCTCCCAGTCGTCGCGGTTGGTCGCGAGGATGTAGTCGTTCGGCATGTCGACCTCATCGATGATCTCGTAGGCCCCCGACTGGTGGTCGAGCGAGATCGTCGCGTAGCTGAACGTCGCGCCGCTCGAGGCGTAGCGCTTGTCGCCGCCGTCGCGGCTGCCCTTCTTGGCCGTCGCCCCGCTATCGGTGCGCATGCGCCGCGACTCGAGATGGCGCGAGAGCTGGCGGAAGCGCTTGGTGCCGACGAACATCTCCTTGCCGCCGCTCCAGTTGGCGCGCTCGCGGCCCACGTCGAAGAGCTCCTCGAAGACCTCTTCCACCCCGAGCGTCGAGACGTCGGTGGTGATGAGCTTCACGCCGCTCAGGCGCGGATCGCGCGAGCGGTCGACGCTCTTATAGGTGTCGGTCGCGTCGGTGTCGGTGCACCAGGCCTGGATCGAATCGATGCGGTGCCCGAAGGCCGCGCCGGTGTCGATGCCGCCCTTGAAGTCGTCGAGGAAGTAGAAGTACAGGGTCGTCGACTCGGTCCAGCCCGAGGGCGTCGCCGCCGAGCCGCCGAAGGAGGTGGAGACCGTGACGGTCGGCGAGTTGCCGAAGCGCCCGGTGAGCGAGACCACGAAGCCCTTGCTCCCGGAGCCGAGCAGCACGTGGCTCGTGCTCGAGCCGTCGTCGACGCTCGCCTGCAGCTGGTCGGCACGCGGCTCGACGAAGGCGATGCGGTTGACGTCGCGGCTGTCGATGGTGATGACGCCGTTCAGGATCGTGCCGCGGAAGAGCCACATGCCCTTCGGGCCCAGAATCCCGCGGTTGTTGCGGCTGCCGAAGCAGTCGAGCATGTTGTCGGTCTTGACCTGCAGCGTCTTGGCGTAGGCGCCCATGCGCTCGCGGTCGTTGCCCGTCGCCGCGATTTCGTCGTGCAGGATCAAGAGGTTGCCCTTGATCTTGCCCACGAAGCTCTGGAACTCGAGCGGGGCCAGGTTGGCCTCGTTGTCATTCGAGATGCTCTGCGCGTTGGCGCGGGAAGCGGCCCAGGCGCGCCCGCCGTGCAACAGCGCCGGCTGGCGGAAGCTATGCCCGTTGTCCTGGCGTACGCTCACCCCGTCGAGAAAGACGGTCTTGCGCTTGGCCATGGCCTCGATGCGGCCGGGCTGCTCGTATTGATCCTTGAGCCACTCGTTGAGAATGGTGAGGGCGGTCGGCATGAGAGAAGAACCTCATCGGGTGAGATCTGCTTGTTCTCTCGTCGATTGGCAGTCGACGGCGCCGCGCCTACCATTTAGGGACCGGTAGTGGTCCGCCTCGCGCGGGGCGAGCCCGTGCGAGTGCTTCAAAGTTGACGGGGCCGCGGCCCGATTGCAAGCAAAATCGGACAACGCATTGGAGCGTGCTCTGATAGATTGGAGTCCGCCATTTGAGTGAGCCCCGTTCGCGCGCCGGGCGGACCCTGCCCAGCCCCCTCCGCCCGGTGCGCGATCCCTCTGCATGTTCCCGTCCCTGAACCGCGCCGAGGCCTTCTGGCTCGCCGTGCTCTGGCTGTGTTCGGAGCAGCGCGAGCGCGAGCTCGCGGCCTGGATGGCGTACTTCGAGCCCGAGAGCGAGATCATTCACCGGATGTCGATCCGCGAGTCGCCGTTCCTGCGCCCGCTCAGCCAGCGCGCCTGAACGCCCGCCGGCTCGTGTCCAGGCTGACCCGGCGCCCCTTCGGCGGCGACTTGGCCCGGTGCGTCGGGTTGCTCAAGCGCTTGAGCCGCTCGGCGTTGCGCTCGCTGCGGAGGTCCTCGAGCTTCTCGGACAGCTCCGCGAATTCCTCCGCACTGAGCTTCGGTCGCCGCTCCTTCTGCGCCTTCACGGCGAGCTTGCGGCACTCGAAGACCGCCCAGAGGGTCGCGTCGATGACCTCATCGGGGATACCGTCCTGGTGGCTGTCGCGGGTGTCGTTCCAGGTCATGGCCTTGAGCTCGATGGCGAGCTCGCGGCAGCGCACGGGGTGCAGCTTGAAGCGCCCGTTGCGCAAGACGCCCTTCAGGTCCTTGATGAGCGGGAGCTTCTTGTGGTTGTTCTCGGCGGGCTCGGCGGGGATGCCGTAGTTGATGAGCGAGCGGCAAATGGTCGTCGCGCCGTGGCCCTTACTGTCGACGAACACGTGGTGCGTCTTGTAGCGACGCATCAGCGTCTTGATCTCTGCGGCTATCTCGTCGGTGTCGAGGTTCACCGTCGCGAAGGCTTCGAGGCAGCGGATCTCGTCGCCGTCCCAGCGCTTCTGCACGACGGAGAAACCGCAGCCGTCTTGGTTACCGAGGTCGACGCCGATGACCGTGCGGACGGCGCCCGTCGTGTCCCACTCGTCCTCGTCGTCCCAGAGGTTCTTCGCCTCGCTGAACGGGTAGACGTAAGCGTTGCTATCGGTGACCCAGCGCCCGACGTACTCGATGACGAATTCCGGATCGTCCTCGGACCAACCGTTCTCCTCCAGCTGGTCCCGGAAGTACTGCGCGGCGCCGCCGGGGTAGCCGATGAAGGGGTTGTCGAGCGCGTTGAAGCGATGCGTCGGCCAGCGCTTGGCGAGCTTGCGCGTGCCGCGCGCCGTCGCGCCCTCGTGCTCCTCTTCCTCCGGATCCTCGTCGCGCGTGATCTCGTACCAGAAGCCGACGAGCGCGTTGCCCGGTGTGCCCATCAGCATGATGTGGCCGCCGTAGTCCATCAGGGTCGGCTTGAGCGCGCTGCGGATGAAGTACCGGACGAGCTCGTCCTCGAAGAGCTCCATCTCGTCGATGACGACCTTGAGGAAGCGCTTGCCGCGGGCGACGCGGTTGGCCTGCTTCTTGTTCTCGCAGCCGGTGACGTGGATCACGTAGCCGTTGGGGAAGCGCGCCTCGAGCCGCGACTCGTTGAACTCGATACCGATGCCCGCCTTCTCGTCGAAGTCCTTGAGGCGGTCCCAGATGATCTCGCGCGCGCTGCCGATCGTGCTCGCGACGTACAGGCTCTTCTTGCCCGGGTGGCTCTGCCAGTCCCGGGCGAGCCAGTAGATGCAGCCCTCGGTCTTGCCGGCGCGGCGCCCCGCGAGCACGGCGATGTTGGGCGAGACGTCGTTGGCGACCGCCGACTGCTTCTCGTGCAGTAGCGTGCACCACTTCGCCCATTCCGGGTCGAGCGGCTTGAAGCCGTAGAGCAGCCCGACCTGCGCGAGGGCCTCGCACGGGTCGAGCAGCGCGAGCGCGGTCACATGCTAGGGCTCAAGCAGCGGAAGACGGATCGCGCCGGCGCGTGGTGTCGCCCCGGAATTCGATCGGCGCCGCCTTCTGCCGCGGCAGGGCGTCAAACTTGACGTCGATGCGCCGACCGAGGTCGGCGAGATCCGCCTTGAGCTGCGCGACCTCGCGCTGCAGGGGCTTCACCACCGCGTGCGGATCGGCGCTCGTCTCGCGGAGCTCGTCGAGGACTTGGACGCGGTCCTTCATCTCGCGCGCGATTTGCCCGGCGGCGCGCACGTGCTCGGCGCTGTCGCGCTGCGTCTGGTCGAGCTCGCGCGAGCGGCGCGCCCACTCGGCCATGGCGCCGTCGACCTTGCCGTCGACGGTCTTGAGCCGCTCCGTCATGCGCCCGAATTCCGCCTTGAGCTCGGCGAAGTCCCGGACGGCGAGTTTCCGGTTCTCCTCGACCAGGGCTTTCAGCTCGAGCAGGCGCGCGGCGAGGCCCTCGTTCTCGTGCTGCTCGGCGGTGCGATCGGCGGTCTCGTCGGCGCTTGGCTTAGGGTCGCTCTTGGGCTTCGGCATGGGCGTTCTCCGGGAGCGAGGGCGGCTTCCAGCCCTTCGCGGTGAAGATGGCGAGGAGCTCGGGCGGCATGCGCTCGGCGAGCTGGGCGATGATGTACTTTGCGGCCTCGACGTTCAGCCCGCCAGCTTGCGGCTGCAGCAGCGCGTCGACGGGGCCCTCGTCCTCGCGCTCCACCCAGTCGGCGCGCCACTGGCGGAAGCGCCGCTCGAGGTACCAGCGGATGCCGTCCGTCGCGCGCGCCGTCGAGGTCTTGCTCACGGGCTTGCCGTCCTCGAATTCGGTGGTCTCGCGCTTCACCTCGGGGTTGCGGACTTCCTTGATGCTCTTGGCCCGGAGCTCGCCCTCGATGAGCGCGAAGCCGAGGAAGAGCCGGGCGAGCAGCGACTCGTCTTCGAGCTCGGCGCCCTGGCGGAGCCAGATGGAGAGGCGCTTGGGGTGCACGCCGCAACGGAGCGCCGTCATGTTGCGGAAGTCGGCGCCCGTGCGGTGCGTCATGAGCAGGCGTTTCAAGAGCGGCTCGGTGAGCAGCGTCTGGAAGCGGCCCGAGCGGCGGTCGCGGGGCTTCGGCTTCTTGGGCGGGGGCTTGCGCTGGGCCATTCACAGCAGCAGCCCTTCCGGGCTCGGGATGTCCGCCACGGCGACCCAGCCGTCGAAGCGGCACGCCCGCTCCCAGAGGACGCCATCGCGATCGACGGGGCGCGCGCAGGGGCCGGCGAGCTCGTAGAAGAGCTCTTCCGCGAGGACCTGCTCCCGCAACAGGCGCTCGCCAAAGGATTCGCGGAAGGCCGGCGACTCGCGGTGTCGCTGCACGATGCGCTCCTCGGTCACCATATCGCCGCCGCGGAAGCGCAAACGAGACCTCCGCAGGAGCTCGTCGCTGGTGACGCTGACCGAGACGCGCACGTCAGTCCCTCGCCTCGTCAATCAGCCGCTCGCGGTCGTCAGCGATCGCGTAAGCCGCGTTGACGCGCTCGACGCCAGCGAAGAAGTGCGCTTCGGCGGCGTCGAGGTGAGCCGTCAACGCAGCCGCGTAGGCCGGCGCCGGCGCCACGACGCGCACGGCGACCAGGCAATCGTGGCACCAGCAGTGGACCGGATGCATCCTCACACCGCCTGGTCGAGCACCGCGCAGATGCTGTGGTCGAATTCGAAGAGCGTGTACTTGCGCCCGGCGAGGGTGATCTCGGTGGGACGAGCGAGGTCGCTGAAGACGATGAGGTCGCCGACCTTGCAGTCCGGGGTCTCCCAGTAGGGCTCGGTGACGATGCGCCAGGGGCAGGGCGGCGGCGCGCCATTGCTCCAGAACGCGTCCGAATTGGCCTCGATGCGCTGCACGAAGCCGCCAAACTTGCCGGGCCCGACCGCCACGACCTCCTCGTAGCGCGTCTTGAGACAGCCGACGTCGTCGGCCTCGCTGCCCTTCTTCTCGACGCCGAACGTCTTGCCGAAGTGCAGATTGCTCTCGCCCATGATGGCGCGGCGCACGCGTTCTTCGACGCTCGTGCCGGGCAGGGCGAGCGAGTCGCCCCACTCGCGCGTGACGACGAATTGCCCGACGGGGCGGAGCTTCAGGTTCTCTCGGTCTAGTTCGGCCATGACGGCGTCCATCGCGACGAAGAAGTGGTTTTGGCGGCGCAGGTGCAGGCGGAAGGGCACCGTGCGCTCTTTCACGTAGACGATCTGCCCGCGCGAGACCTCCGCCGGCTGGCGCCCGCCCGCCACCCAGCGCCCGGGCCCGGCCTCGAGCACCTCGCACAACCGCGCCTGGTTGCGCTTGCCGTCGAGCTTGATGCCCGAGTCGTAGACGGTGATGCGGGAGGAGTGCAGGGTCTCCTCGATGTCGCCCCGCTCGATGACGGAGCAGAAGTGGTGGAAGGGCGCCGTGCGCAGCACGGGCTTCTTCGTCCAGTCGACGGGCGGGCGGAGGTCGTTGGCGATCTGAGTCATGGCTTGGCCTCGGCGAGGGTCGATGCGTAGCGGCCCGAGTCGACGTCACGGAACGTGTCCGTGCTCGACGCCTCATGACGGGCGAGCTCGGCGCGATAGCCATCCAGGTGACGCCGCATGAGCAGCAGTCGCTGCTTAAGCCGCTCCAGCCGCTCGTACTTCTCGGGCGTCGTGTGGCCGTCCCACGGCTTCTCGTAGGGCGGCAGATCGGCGAAGAGCCCCGCGTCCCGCTCATGGTAGTGCCAGGACATCTGCCCATCGGGTGTGTCGATGAACACGCACCCGTGCCACGCGGGGTCCCAGCCCTCGATCGCCGTCTTGCGCGTGCCGGACGGGAAGAGGCGCGCGAGGAACGCGACGAGCCGGTTGCGCTCGACGTACGCGTTGTCGATCTCGGCGATCGCCTCGTCGGCCTCGACCCAGCGCCCGTCCTGCAGCCGCACGCTGGCGATGAGGTCGTCGCCGTTCATCTCGATGTCCCAGCGCTTCATGGCTTCACCTTCTCGCGCTTCTTGCTCGGCTTCTTGAGCGGCTTGATCTGCACGACGATGCGCTCGCCCTTGCATTCGATGCCGCCGTCCGTCGTGGACGCCAGGTAGAGCAGGAGATCGACGATCCCCATGAAGCCGAGCTCGAGCGTGAGGTCTTTCGCGCGCTCGAGCGTCATCGTCTTGGTGAGGAACTTCATCGCCTCGGCCTCATGTGCTTGTTGAAGATGCGCTCGAAGGCCTGGTCGGGCGCCTCGCTGCGCAGCCCGCCCTCGCGCGTCTCGCGCCGGGGAACATTGCTCCCGCCGCCACCACCCGCCGCCCGCGGCTCCGGCGCCCCGTCGCCCTCGCCGTCGATGAGAAACCGCGCCTCGGCCACGCGCTTCTTCTCGGCCGCGACGACCCTGTCGGCGGCTTCCTCGTACGAATAGCGCGGGGTCTTGAGCACCTTGTCGGCGGTCCTGATGAGGTAGCGCGCCACGCGCTCGGCGCCGTTCTTGAGCTTGAGCACGGGGTGGTCGTCGAGGTCGGCCGTGATCTCCTCGACGAAGGCGCTGTGGCGGGCCCGGGCGGCGCGCTCGGCCTCGGCCTGGGTCGTCACCTGCTCCTTCTCGGTGAGCTTTCGCTCGAGGTCGGCGATGCGCTGCTCGGCTTGCGCCGCGCGCTCCTCGGCGGCCTTGGCGAGCGCCCGGGCCGCCTTGCCCTCGGGCGTCACCTTGGTGCCGCGCACGAAGAGCTTGAGGGCCTCGTCGACGCCCTTGCCGCTGGCCTTGCTGACGAGCTCGCCGAGCGACGTGAAGTCGCCGTCTTCGAGGTCGCGCAGGCAGCGCATGACCTCGATGGAGCGCTGCACCATCGGCAAGGTGAGCTTGTCGGCGAGCTTTGCCGCGGCGAGCTCCCGCATCACGGTGATGGCGGGCTTGAGCTCCTCGACGGCTTGGTTCAGGCGCCCGTCGAGCTTCTTGCTCGCCTCGGCGACTTTCGCCTGCTCCTTGTCGCGCCACTCGCGGAAGGCCTGGATCTTGCCGTCGTTGAACTCGTCGGGGACTTCCCCGAAGGCGCTCTGCATCGCCTCGCGGTAGAGCCGGCGCTGCTCGCGCTTGTCGGTCGCGGCCTTGGCCTTGGCGTAGAGGTCCTTGGCGGAGGCGGACTCGCCCGGCTCGGACTCCTCGGCGGTCTGCGCGCTCTTGCCGCCGGTCTTATCTGCCTTCTCGGTCTGCTCCGAGCCGGGCTTGGCCTTCTCTGTTTTGGTGTGATCCTTGTCGGTCTTCGAGGAGTCGCTCGCTTTGGACTTCGACTCCTTCGACGTCGATGACTTGTCCTTGTCGCCGTCCTCCGACGCAGAAGCACTCCGGGACTCCGACGACGAGCTTGAGCGCTCGGGTGTACCAGTCTTCGAGGAAGGCTTCGGCGTGGGTGCGTCCTTGCCCTTGCCGCTCGCGCTCTTGCCGTCCGTCTTGCCCGGGCTCGCCTTCGCGTCCTTGCCGAAGTGTTTGGACCATATCGCGTCGTCCTTCACGCCCGTCGGCTGCGAGAACTCGCGCGAGGGCGGTGCTTGAGGCGAGCTCTCGCCCGCGGGTGCTGTCTCGTCGGGAGGCATCGGTTAGGTCTTGGGTGGCGCGCAGAGACTGAGCGCGGGCGGGTCCGGCGCCGCGTGCTGCGCTTCGATGTGCGGCAGGTTGCAGAGCACGTTTTCGAGCCTGCCCAGGCGATCCAGCGTCCGGTCGAGGGCGGCGATATCGTCGCTCGAGCCCGTCTCACAGACTCGGTCGAGGGCGACGCGGACGTCCTCCCTGATGCTCTCGATGTGACCCTCGAGGAGCAGCGCGCGCTGCGCGTGGGTCACGACGGCAGTCTCGTGTAGCCCTCTTCGAAGGCTTTCTGCGGCGAGTACGAGGTGTAGCCGTCGCTGTAGACGACGTAGTAGCCGCCCGGTTGCGGGCTGTGCTTCCGAAGCCACTCGGGTGTCAACGTGATGGGCGCGAAGCCCGGATCGGAAAACACCAGCGTCGAGAGGTCGATGGCTACTGCCTTGATCTGCAGCGCGCATACCTCCTTGTGGCAACGGTAGCGCGGCATGGCGCGGTCCGGCGCGGCCGGCTCTATGGGCTCGTTCGTCTGCATGTTGCTGTCTCCTCGCTACTGTCGTCTATCGCGCGCTCAAGCCGCCATCGCGGGCGGCGGCGCGCCCGCCTGGGGCTCGGGCGCCCCCGTCGCTCCCGCTCCCGCCGTCGTGGGCGCGCCGGGAGCGACGGCCTGGGTCATGGCCTGCACGGCCGCGGCGCTACCGCCGGCCTGCGCCGTGAGGTTCGCTTGCTGCCCCGCCTGCTCGTCGGCAAACTTCTTCAGATCCTTGAGATAGCGCTCGAAGAACGCGAGCCGTCGCGGCTCGACGTCGTCCGCCTGCGCGTTCAGGTAGGCGCGGTTGACCTGGATGATGGCCGCGAAGATCTGCATCGTGCGCACCGGGCCCTTGTAGAAGCGCTTGTTGCCGCGCATCTCCTCGGGCTCGGCCGTGAGCCACTTGTCGATCTGCATGCCGATGAGTCGGTCCTGCGCGTCGGTGTTGCTCTTGGCGCCCTGCTGGGCGTCGTACCACTTGAGAGTATTGAGGTAGCTGTCGCCCGTGACGATGCCGACTTGCAGGAGCTCTTGCGAAAGCGCGAGCTCGCTCTCGGGCGTGTGCTTGCTCTCCGAGACCGGGTAGAGCCCGACCTCGTACTTGCACTCGTCCAGCACGCTCAGGACGCGCGCGTCGATCTGCCGCATGAAGCCCTGGCCGCGCCATAGCGCGGAGAACTTCGGGTCCTGCTTGTAGAGCTCTTTCGCGCAGCGGATGATCTGCTGCGTCGCCTCCACCGTGCTCGCGTGCACGTAGGCGCGCTGGATCGTCGAGAAGCGCTCGTTGATGAGCTGCTTGCGAATGCGCAGGGCCGCGCCCGACCACTCCCCCGAGGTGTCGCCGCTCGCGTGGAGCTCGGCGACGCCGGGCAGGTTGTAGCACTGCTCGAGGTAGAACTTGACGAGCTCGAGCACGATGGGATGAAACGGCGGCGGCGCCTCGTAGATGGGCTTGCCCTTCATGCCGCTGAGCCCCGGGATCGGGATGAGCTCCATGTCGTCGCCGACCTGGATCTGCTGGGGCGCTATCTCCTCGGGGTCGTAGAACATGACGCCCTTGGGCGTGAGCCGCTCGGCTCGATCGACGCTCGCCAGGATCTCGTTCACGCGCAGGATGGGCCCGACGATGGGTTTCGTCAGCGTGCGGTGCCAGAAGCTCGTGAGCGAGCGCTGGCCGCCCACGAACACGAAGGGCGGGTCCTCGTAGCAGTACGGGTCCCAGTGGATGGGCTCCTTCGCGCCCGGGAAGCTCATGCAGTAGGTGCCGTCGCGCCCCGCGCTCTTGAAGCGCCAGCCCTCGGTGACGGGCACGCGCACGAGGTCTTGCCGGAGGTAGTCGTAATCCTCGCTGAAGAGCTCGAGGCCGAGCGCCTTGCGCGGGTGGCTCGACGCCTTCACCACGTCGTCGGCGAAGCCCGCGTACATCTTGTCGGCGTAGGTGTCGATGAGCTTCTCGGGGTCCCACCAGGTCGTGTGCCCCATGCCCGTCGGGTAGTCGTAGATGGCCCCGTGCGTATCGACCCACATGCCGAGGGTGTCGTGCACCTCCGTCTGGATCTTGCCCGCCTTGGGGTTGGCGAGGAACTTCACGGCCGCGGTGCGCGTGCTCGCGAGCGCCAGGCGCAGGGCGAAACGGAAGACGTCCCAGAGGTCCTGGAAGCGGCCCTGCCGCTCGTAGTACTGGCCCTCGACGAAGCGATCGACGAGCAGCGCGCGCCGGCGCACGTCCCAGCTGGCGTCGACGGTCGTGATCTGGCTCTTGGTGTTCTCGAGCCCCGCGATCTTGGCGTCGAGGGTGTCGACCAGGGCTTGCGCGAGATTGAGCGTTATCTCGACCGGCTCGCCCGCGACTTTCACGTTGTCGCTCGTGCCATCGGCAGTGCCGCCGAAGCCCCGGTCGAAGCCGTAGACGGTGTCGCCCTCGTACAGGTGCATGAGCTGCACCGCCTCGGCCTTGCGCCGCGTCGAGCGACCCTCGTAGGCCTTGGCCTGGTCGCAGAGCGTCTGATGGCCCTTGTCGCGCTCTTGGCGCGACCAGACTTGGCTGCGGCGGCTGTCGACCACTGCCCCAAACCGTGACAGCCGGGCCGGACGGTGTCAACACATTGGAGCTGGAGACAATCTATTGGAATCGGCGGACGCGAGAAAACGCGCTAGGATCCGCCGCTCTCGGCGCGCGGCTGGATAAGCACCGAAGGGGGAGCGAGCGCCGCCCCGAGGAAAGGGGCCGCGCGTCGAGGCGCTCTCTCAGTTCTTCGTGATGGCGAGGTCGTACTCGCACACGCGGCCGTCGCTCGCCGTCACCGTGAGATGCCCCGACAGCGTCGTCGGGCTCTCGACCTCGAAGAGCTCCTCCGCCGTGCCGCCGCCGTCGAGCGCGTACTTGCAGAGCCGCGAGCAGCGGTCGGGCGTGGTCGACACCCCGAGATTGCACGCCGCCGAGCGCCCGAGCACCGCGAGGTCCGGGCCCGTCCAGTCGAGCGTCGCCGTCGATTCGGAGCGGCAATTGGCGACCGTCTCGACGTCGCTCGCGGTCGCGTGCTCGCTGTAGAGCCCGGGCTCGATGGCGCACACGCTCTCGCCGGGGTGGCTGGCGAGCTCGGCGGTGCTCGTGTAGGCCACGCAAGCGTCCCACTCGCCCTCGGCGCCGCACACCTGGTAGCCGGCGCTCTTGCCCGCCATGCACGCCTGCTGCCCGTTCGGCGCGCAGCCCGTGGTTTTATCGGCCGCGCCCGCGCACGCCACGAGCGCCCACATCCCCACTAGCCCCAGCCACATCGCGATCCTCATGACGCGTCAGAACGACGCGTCGGGGGAGGGCTTGAGCGAATCGCGCGATGTGCCGCTACGGTCCTGCTGGGCCCGAGCCCCGCGCGCTGCTGGATTCCTTTGACCGTGGGCCTGACTAGGTACCGGGAACGGAGGGGCCTTGCGGCGCGCAGGCTCGGGCCCCGAAGGCCCTACGCGACAGTCTCCGCCGGGAACCACTCGCAGTCCACGACGCCCGCGAGCCAGCCGATCGTGGCGAGATTCACGAGCCATAGCGGACCGAAGACGGGGTTAGTCGGCTCGATGCGCAGGCGGAGCAGGCGGCGACGGCGGTCGCGCGCAAAGCGCGCCATGTCGAGCGGCACGGGCCCTCGCTCGGGATCGAGCAGCAGCACGCCCGTCGGTGCGGCGCGCTCGGCGCGGTCGATCTCGGCCAACGTTTCGTTCGCGCGCGCCAAGGCTTCGACCCCTGCCGCCTTTGCGACGTCGCGCACCAGCGGCTTGCCCCAGCCGATGTACTGCTCGGTGAGGTTCGGTAGCGAGCTGCGACGGTCGACCCACGCGATGAGCGCCGCGCGCTCGGTCTCGCTCAGTGTCTCCCACGCAATATCGGCAGCGTCCGGCACGCGCAGCGGCGTGATGTCGGGCGGGGGATCGACGAAGGCGTCTTCGGACGTCATGACTTCTCGCCGCCCCTCACGCCCGCCTCGCCGCGTGCTTCGATGGCGTTGGCCAAACTGAACGACGCGGCGACCTCGGTCCGTAGTTCCCGCTCCCACTGTTCTCGCAGGCGGGCTGCTTCTTGGCCGCCCGCGCCGTACAGGTGCACGATCATGCTCGCCGCACGGTGCAGGCGCACGAAGGCGCGCTGGACGGTCTCCGAATCAAACGCCTGGACCATGGCCGTTACTACTTTCTCGGTCTCGCGCACGCGTGCGGAGGGATCGCGGTCGTCGGCTCGCTTGTCGCCGCTCCCATCCTCCACGCCTGTCAAGCTCATCGCATCGGCGCCATCATCGAGCGAGCAATCCGCGCCCGGGTCTTCTTCGCACCTCGTCATGCGCGCATCATAACCAGCGCTCGCCCTCGGCGGTGACGCGAAGCTTCACGATGGTGCGCTGGGCGACGACGAAACCCCGCTCCTCGCAGTAGCGGACGAGCGTCTGCGCGCCCGGCTTGGTGATGCCGAGCTCGGCTCCGATCTGCTCGTAGGACGGCGGACGGCCTAGCTTTTTGGTGAGGCGTGCGATGGCGCGGATGCACTCGCGTTGCCGCTCGGTGGGCAGGCGGTCACTCGCGGGGGGC